GTGAGCAGCTTCTAACTCATTTTACGCTTCTTTTTCAAAAGAGTCTGTTCCTACCCTGTTTCGCTGTGTTTCTGCCCGATTTCTGCTAGAACAACAGACAATAAACAGTGTATATCACCTCATAGCCGAACCACATTTCAGCTAGTTACGCAGCAAACACCTCATTTGCCCCGGGAGAAACTGTCATTCTCCTATGTATATATCGAATCTGTTGCTAGTAACAAGCACTCTGCTAGCCGTCTGCCTAGTGAAACAGATGCTAGACAGTGGGCCTTCGTGCGTAGCAGTGTCACAAATCTTTGATTTACTGTCACAACAGAGTGGGCAGAGTTAACAGAGTTAATATTTCTTAGGTTGTTTAGCATATACAAATACTACTCTTGATAATGCTTCAAGATGTTTAAGCTCAAAGAGTGCAGGACTTGTGTTGAGCTTAGCCAACAATTCCTCTAGTTCAGGAGTAGATCCACGAGTTGCTATATGTGTAGTGATTAGTAAGATGATTTGCTCTTTACTCATATAAACTCCTTTGTTATTACTTACTTGCAAACAAAGCATCTAGTCTTGCTATCATCTTTTCATTTTCTAAGTAGTCATAATCATCATCACTGAAGAAGAATCTGTATTTAGGTGTTTCACCATCGTCTACTAGTTGCTCATACAGTACACCATCTACTATCATGCAATTAGTGCTTTCAAATAGATCGCTTGTGTCTAGTATTTCTTGTGCCGGTTGTAAGAACATAGACTTGTTAGTAAATGTATTCATGCGTTACTCCTTTGTTAAAACTAATTAAGTGCTTGTTGTTACACTATGTTATTACTTTGTTATTGTTTTATTAATATAATGTCGAGTCGGTTTATATCATCCCTATGCGTAGGGAGTGTCAATCCCTAGTGGGACTGCACTGACTCTATGAATGTCTTAATATTAACTTCTGTTTGCTTAGCACAACTGCTAGTTACACTCAACACTAGGAAGTGAACGAAGCAAACCAACCATATAACACTCAGCTTACACATAACTACTCCTTGAATAGACTGTCCATATGCTTATCAAACCTCTTACTCTTCTCATATCTGTCCAAACTCTTTTTCACTATAAATCCAAGCCCATACCCTATAAGGAACGGGACTCCAAACATTAAAGCTAACTCCATAATCACTCCTCCTATCTTATAGCATAGTTGCTATCAAGGTTTCTCTTAACAAACTCTATACAAGCTGCTTCATAAGTAGCAAACCCATCATACTCAACTTCATAGGTATTAACATTATAGATGTAGTACATAAACCCTCCAAGAGTATAAAGGACTTCCATGTCCTAGTGTTCTTATAGTCCTAATTTAGCTCTAAGTTCTGCAGGTAACACATCTACATTTACAGTTACAGTTGTTGGCTTGATCTCTGCTTGTCTTCTAGTAATCGCTTCTGCTATCACTTGTTTCGCTTCAGGATCACTAGTTACACTCAATAACTTCTTCATCTCTCTAATCATCTCATCACCAGACCCAGCGCGTGACCCGGGGTTTTTGGCTTGGTATGTCATATCACAGTTGAACTCAGGCGCTTTTCTTATCCAGTTGTTCACTAGTCCAGATATGTAGTCTTTTAAGTACTTATCATCAGAGAGTTTCTCAGGAGATTTAAAGTCAATATCACCCTTGCGGAAAGAAGTGAATAACATAGCGCGGACTTTAGTCTTGTCATCAGGTGTGAGGACTTCAGAGATGGGAGTTGGTCCATTGAGTTCATAAGATACACCTCTGTCAGAGAGTACAGCGATTAGTGCATTACAAGTTGCGTCACGTTGATTCATAAGTGTCCTTTGTTTAACAAACATTATTGTTTGTTATGTTATTATTATGTCGTTTCGGTTTTATAACTGTTATTGTTTGTTATGTTATTATTATGTCGTTTCGGTTTTATAACTGTTATTATAAGTTTCTGTTTTATTAATATAATGTCGAGTCGGTTTTAGGACCCGGTACCCTTAACTTCTGTTAACCTTACTTCGAGTCGGTTTGTACTAGGTACCTCATGAACTCTGAAAATACTACTTTTCATATAAAAGGGCCCGGGGCCTAAATCCCCTAATAGATAAATCCAAGTGGCATTTCTATTTTTATATAATATTTTTTATTGATTTTTAAAACAGCTTATACTTCGTCCTTGCTAGAACACTCACTGTCAACTTCCTGAACAACTTAAACCTACTTAAGGTAATCACCATACCACAAACAATATCCTTCTCGCTCACACATCATCCCTCTCTATCTCAACATAGTATATCTTTTCACCCACAACCCTTATCGTCATAATATGCTTAAAATCAACTTCTCCTGAACCACCCTCTCCACACCAAACTATCTTCGGGTGTATCTCTGCTGTCACTAAATAAGGTGGCATCAAACTCATCCTATCCAGCGTCTTCAACAGGCACTCAACGTCCCTCGCCTTCTCACTGCTCATCTTCTGCTCCACACTCATACACCAAACCTTTTAATCCACTCAAACTCGTCCTCATCATAGAATACACCATCTACCCAGATATTACAATCCTTTCCAGTACTCCAAACAGGTCCAACACTCATAAGCTTAAATCGCTCACATGTCTGTAACATCCTCAATGATATCACCATTCGCCCATCTTCCCAATTCCGCTGTAGACAATAGTCAACATATTCCCACTCATTCATACTTCCTCCCAAACCGCAGTATCTCTCCATACCACTTCACCCACTCTAAAGGGTTCACAATGCTCTCCACAACTTTCAGCCGCACCAACGTCTTAAAGATATCAAGTGTAGTGCCTGTGGAGCGGTTATAATATCGTTGCGTTTTATTAGATTTCATCTGTAATTTATTAGATTTCATCTGTGCTCTTTTTCTTGGGCGTGTATAAAGAGGTGTGTCCCCACCTCATGGCTTGCCCATTCATATGAGCATAAAATATCTTTGGCGGTGTGAATAGGGGTTGGGCAGCGCCGGGCAAGAGGATGTGCACTTCGTAGCTCTGCGTAAGCTTTGCCATACGAATAGTTCATGTTAACCCCAGTCGTCGGAGTGTTAGGTAGAAGTTGACCCTCGCCATTCGTACGTATATGTTCATGGGATGATGCCGTATTTCTTAGCGAATGTCCACGCTTTAACGGTGTGGTTCACCCAGTGCATGTCTTCTTTACTTATTAAGGAGAATTTGTTCATTGTGATCATCATGTTGAAAGCTATGTTTGTATGAACTTTTGTTAACTCTAACATCTGTTTACGCTTCTTTTTGTGTCATTTGGGGCCCCTCAGCGCTCACGCGCTTATTTATATACTTATTATACTATTGTAAGTATAACTATAGCATGGAAGATAACTCGATGTTAAAAACTTACTTAAAACAAATGGGAGCAATACCCATGCTTACTCGAGATGAAGAGCTTCGTCTTGCTAAGCTTGTTGAAGAGGGAGATGAAGCGGCAAGGGCAAGACTTATCGAGGCTAACCTTAGGTTGGTTGTCTCTATAGCTAAGAAGTATAGTAATCCTGGACTTGATTTATTAGACTTGATTCAGGAAGGTAACTTGGGGTTAATGAAAGCGGCAGAGAAGTTTGAATATAAAAGAGGACACAAGTTTAGTACATATGCGACATGGTGGATAAGACAAGGGATAACTAGAGCAATTGCAGATACAGGACGAACGATAAGACTTCCTGTACATATGGTGGAAACAGTTAATAAGATGTTTAGTGAGATAAAGAACTTTATTAATGAGCACGGAAGAGAGCCAGACCTTAAAGAATTAATCAAACAAATGAAGATGCCAGCAGAAAAAGTTAAAGAAGCAATAGCGGCAGCAAAAATACCAATCTCAATAGAAACAAAAGTAAACTCAGAAAATGAAGAATCTAAACTTAGCGATTTATTGGCTGATAATAATTCTACTTGCAATAACTCTAGAGTGGATGCACTCGACTTTGCCAATAAACTAAGGGTTGCTTTAAAAGACCTGAGCCCAAGAGAAGAAAAGATTATAAGAAGTAAGTTTGGCTTAGCAGATTAAACCCTATCCGTAAGAAATTTATAAAAAGTCACGTACAAAGCCATAGTGACCAAATCTAATTGGTCCTTGCTTAATACATCTTTGACCTTATTGCTCAAGTTCTTTCTCCACTAATTCATTAAATAGTTTGTCTTGGGCTAATCTAACTCTTGTTTTTCTAGGGAGTAACTTTCTAGCCTTAGTGATTGCCTTACTTACACATTTATCAGCAAAAGGACAGATAAGACACCAACCGGCATCAATGCAGTTGCCATCTTTATCAATGATCGCCTGTAATACTTCTTCTTCTGTCTTTATAATATTCATTATATATATTATACAAAATCAAATATTTACAAGGGCTGAATTTCTGGTAAAATAAGATGCAAGGAGTTATTATGTCTTTAGACAAGCCAAGCAATACATACCCTAAATCTACAGGATCCTTCCAATCGATGATGCCAGGTATACTACCTGATCCAAGTATTCAGGGTATTGGATTTGATCAGCTTCTTAATAACCGTGGTATTAGGTTCATACATAGAATTGCAGCTCCATGTCCAAATATGACATCACTGTCTGATAACAATCATAATCCTGATTGTACATTCTGTGATCAGTCACAAATACTATATGTCAGAGAGAAAGAGATTGTAGGTGTTCTATCTAGTAATACACTAGAAAAGCTATTTGAAATCCAAGGTGTTTGGGATGTAGGGACAGCTGCCATTACTTTCCCAGCTGAATACTCTGACGGTGAACAAGCTGACTTCAATATCTTCGATCAATTAGTATGCCCTGATTTTCAAATACGACTTAGTGAACTAAAAGAATACGACGGAGATGACAATCTAGTTACTCAAACTAAGTACCCAATTCAAAAAGTAGTTAATATTACATCTACTCACAATAACGTATTAAAATTATATAAAGAAGGAGAAGACTTCGATCTGGTTGATGGTGATATTCACTGGATAGCGGGAAGACAACCTTCGTATAATGATATAGAAGGTATCGGTGAAGTAATATCGGTTACATATACTGCCAATCCAGCATATAATGTAATTCAAACATTACATGAACTTAGGGTCACACAAGAGTTAGTTAACGGGGTTAAAACAGCTAGACGCCTCCCCCAGCAGATATTATGTCGTAGAGACTTTTTATTTAGAACAAATGTAGATAAGTAGTTTTACATACTAGAAATGATATAATAGTAGAGAATAGCAAAATAAGGGTAATTTATGCCGGCAAGTATTTCGAAAAAGCAATGGCGAATGATGCAAGCCATAATTCATGATGGGGGGCCTAAAAATGGTCGTCAACCACCTAAGAGTGTCGCTGAGAAATATACAAAACCAGATAAAGAAGCACCAGAAAGTAAAAACAATGATCGCGGTGGAAATTGGGATAAACATAAAGAACATGAGAAAGATGATAAGAAAGAACATAAAAAATTAAAGAAGGCATTTAGTGAGTTTTATAAAGGCAAAGGCGCTGGGGTTATAGTTCTTAATGATGAAGGAAAAATACTGGTTGGACAGGGTTGGAATGGTAAATGGCAAACTCCAGGTGGAAAGGTTGACGCTGGTGAAGACTTTGATGAAGCGGCTCACAGAGAACTAAGAGAAGAAGCTGGCATTGTTGCTGGTCCTATGACTGAACTTAATAGTTTTAACATGAATGGAAATGACTCTAAGACTTTCGTAGTTCACTCATTTTCAGGTACTCCTAAAGATTCAAATGAACTTAAGAACTTAAAATTTGTGGATGCTAATACATTGCTAGATATGGACCTAAGAGATTGTTCTCAAAAAGGTATCGAAGCATATATCTCTACATCTCTAACTAAAAGTACTAAACTTACAGACATGATGGCAGTTGAAAAACTAGAAAAGAACATTATAAGAGGCGGAGCTAGAAGCGACGTAGTATTTGATGTTAGTCATGGTGATGCTCTTAGATTAGTTGGTAACGGTTGCTTCAGATGGTTAAAGAGTATAGTTGATGATATGGGAGACGAGGACTTTAAAGAGGCTCATCTTGATAATCACATTATCTCTATTAGAAAACATGCTAGTGATGTATACTCTGGAAGAATAAGTGACGGTCATAAGATGATTCATCAGTTTACCAATAAAAGCCTTCCTCAAGTATGCGCAGATGTAATGTCTGTATTTGAGTGGTACTCAGATGAAGATGAACATGTATTTGATATCTTAGATAAGGAGAGCTTGTCTGATGATGCGATTCATGGCGGATTAGCTGTACTTACTGAAAACTATACAAAACATAACCTTGCTAATATCTATGTAGAGATGGAGAACATCAGAGAAGAGATTAGACATGGAAATGCTGTTGATCTACAGCAAGTTGAAGAGAAGATAATGAAACTCTTTGATAAGTTAGAAGAGACGACTCATAAGGTTATAGAACAACATAATAAACTAGCTGAAGACGCTGGTGGTGAGATAGAAACATTAGAGACTAAACTCAGAGAACTATCTTGTAAAGTAGACGAACTATCTAAGAAGCCAGAATCAGTGGAAGCTTATCAAACTAGACCAGTCAATCCAAATAAAGTATATGAATCTCAATACATGTACCTACAACGTCCTGAAATCCATATTGAGCCAAGTGGTAAAATTAAGATTACGTTCAACAAAGATTGGACTGATTTCGAGAAATCTAACTTCTTAAATGACATGAAAGCAAAGATTGTTAGGAGAGACTAGTGATTGACGCCAACAGTGAAATAACTAGATTAAGACAAAGTCTTCGGTTTAAGAATTTACCAGAAGCTATTATTGATAGTATCTGTGATGAAGTAGCAATGGAGATAAGTGATATAACTACAGACTTATTAGCTGGTGCTATGAGTGAAGCTGTTGAAGCTGGACAGTCTACTAATTTTGTAGAAGAAATAAGAGCTACAAGAAACGGATCAATGTTTAGTATTACAACACAAAGTGGTAAGACTGATTTTTCAGAAGCGCCTTTCCCGATGCTCCCCAAGATGTTAGTTAATGCTAAGGTAGCAAAAGATGGATCTTTATATAAAGTGATCCCGCTTAAGCAAAAGACTAGTGCACCTGGTAGAACACAGATATTTTCAGAGCAAGCTTTAAAAGATATTGAGAATGCTAGGAAGATGGCTAAGAGTGATAGGACTAATCAAAATAGAGGTTCTAGCTCTCCAGATGCCATGAAGGGTATGGATACTATGGCAGCAATGCAAGTCATATCTAAGAGTAGACAAAAGATAGAGAAAGCCTCTAATGCTAGTGTACAACATGTTGAATTTAGAACAGTTTCTAGTAAGCAAGATGCTAATACACAATGGGTTCACCCTGGTAAAAAAGAAGATATGGGACCAGTTCTTAGAAACATAAACGCAAACCTACATGATGCTATTGATAACGCCATAATGGAAGTTATAAGAAAGCACGAAGGTGAATATTAATGAGTATGGTTTTGACAGAAGTCGCACTACAACGACTTATTCAAATAGGGGTTAAAAACCTAAGAGATAATCCTGCTGCTTTTAGAGAAGTGTTCGCTATGTACAACTCTCCAGCTATGGCAGCTTCTTATGGTGATAAATACATAGATAAAATAGTTGAGTGGTTTAACACAACAAAAATGCCCATAGTTCAAGCATGGAGTTTTGATCCACAGAGAGTTCCAGCTATAAGCATACATTTAGCCGATGAAAGTGAAGATGAATCTAAAGCAGCAGTTGGTGACTACTTTGGTATGGGTGAAAACAGTGAGATTTTAACTGGTCCAGCAACTGTATCTTTAGATATTGGAATACACGCAGATAAAACTAAAGACGTTGTCCTTTGGATGTATTATATAGTTGTGTATATTCTTTACAAAGAGAAGCTTACAGCTAGAGGTTTAGGTTTAGAACTCTATACTTATAGAGCTAATGAGTACAATAAAGAAAGTAAGTATATGGCAGATAACGTATGGTCTAGATGGGTTAGATTTAGATGCACTGTTCAGCACTATGTAGATGGTCAAGAATATATTACACCTACAATTGATTTAGAAGTTGATGCTGCATCATTAAATAGCGGAAATGATATAGTACCTATAACACAAATAATCTTAGATGATGAATAAGAGGAGTCAATATGGCTAAAGATTTAAAAGAACAAATTAAAGAAATGGAAAAGAAGAATAGAAAAGAGTCAGCACCAAAAGTGATGCCTTTAGAAACTATATCTTTTAACTCTTGGTATCACCAAAGAAAAGACAAGATCGCTAGATGTCACCATAAAGAAATTATTATGGCTGATTTTAAAGCTAGAGGTCTTGGAGAAGAAGCTACTGTTCAGGAGTTTGACCAGGCTCTTGAGTTGTATGGAGTTAAGCTTTAAATATGGATATTAAGATAGAGAAGAATGGTAAAGTTGGAAATATAAGATTGTATAGAACTTTTTGCCAAACTTGTGGGACAGATAGAGGTTATAAAAGAAAGCGTGAAGCTAACAGAAATTGCCGACATTGTTCTAATCTATCGAAATATAAATATAACAATATTGCAACCTCTGACTATATAACTATAGGAACTGGTGCAAATACTAGAAGAGCTTATAAAAGTACTTGTTTGCAATGTGGAAAAGATCGGGGATATAAGACTATAAGCTGTGCTAAAAAGATATGTTACTCTTGTACTATGAAAAACAAGTGGAAGACAGATAGCATGAGAAACCTTAACCCAACAAGGGTTTTTAACTATACTAAGGAAGGTGGAGTTGTTAAGTTTAAATCTTCATATGAGTTAGCTTATGCTATCTACTTAGATACGAATGATATCAAGTGGATATATGAGCCTCATTTTCAACTATCTGATGGCTCAAATTTCTATCCTGACTTTGAGCTAGAAGATGGGACTATAGTTGAAATTAAGGGATACTTTAGAGAAGATGCTAAAATTAAGTGGCAATTATTTGACAAAGACTATCCTAATATAAAAAAGTGTCTTTTGATGAAGAGTCATCTTAAGAGTATGGGTGTGTTATAATAAAATGGTAATTTAATAAATAAGGAGAGGGTTATGGCAATAAACGTATCGTTCAATGGGAGTACAATACTTCGCCCAGGAGCATATTCTAAAATAAATATTGATCTAAGCGGTGGATTTGCTTTAGGACCAGTTGGTTTAATCGCCATCTTTGGGGAATCAACACGTGGTAGATCAGGGGCTGAAGAAACTGATATATCAAAGAACGTATTTAGAGCTAATCAAATCACTGATGTAAGAAATAAGTATGGTAGTGGACCACTTGTTGATGCTATGAATTTCTTATTTGCTCCAGCTTCTGACGGAGCGATTCCTGGTGGAGCTCAAGCTGTATATGTTTATAAGACAAATGCTTCAACTAGAGCATCTTTATCTTTAGCTAACTCTTACGGAACAGTAAGATCTCAGGAATACGGAATTGGTGGAAACACTGTAACTTATAAAGCTGATGCTGTACATGAGGTTGCCCCTTCTATTTCTTCTTCTGTAGCTTTTAATGAAACAGCAGTTGTTGCTAGTTCATTCTCAATTAGAGAAAATGGTGGAGCTTCAGTTTCTCAAGCTGTTGCTGGCTCATATGCTAATCATGCTGCTTTAGTAGCTGATGTTGCAACATGGTCTGTTCCTGGTGTAAGCTTCTCTGCTAGTGGTTCTGATGGTGCTTCTATGATTCACATCACAATGGCTGCTGATGCTCAAGCAAATAGAAAAGGTTTCGGAAAGTCAATGGAACTTTCTGGTTCAGCTCTTGCTTCATTAAATATTGCTGCTGGTCTTGTCTCTTCTTCTGTTGAAGCTGCTATGACTATAACAATTAAACAAACTAGAGACCTATTACAAGAACAAGATACACTTGGTGGTAATATTGTTCTTCAAGCTGGATATGATGGAGTTGAGGCTTCTGCTTCTGTTCAAGTATCTGCTACACAAGTTATTTTAACTGCTGGTGCATCCACTGCAACTTTTGAAAAAAGTGCATACTCTACTTTACTTCAACTAGTTAAT